AAGCTGGGGTGCCTGTAATGGTGTCGGAGTTCAGCATCTCTACCGTAAAGTCATTGGCGGTCGTCACAGTAATCGGATAATTACCCGATTGTCCGGTTCCGCCTGTCCCTACAGCAAAATTGATCCCAACAACATCACCCGTAGACAAACCATGGCCTGTATCAGTGACCGTGATTGTCGTCCCAGACTGAGCATAAGTCCCTGTTTCTGGAACCGTATCAGTATCAAACACTACGAAGGTTCCCGCAGAGGCCGTACCTATAATACTAAACTCTTTCAGGCGATGACGACCGAGAGCGACAAAGCCGCTATCATGCCGGTGCCCCTGAAAAACTTGAGATAAACTGTCCATGGAATTACCCCCTTACGAGAGGTTGCGGTTTTGTACATAAAGCACAGTAACTGTCGCCGCACCTGCTGTGGCCGCAGTACCCGTCTGGTTATAAGTCACAGTCACGTCAACGTCGCTTGTGCCAATATCGACTAGGTTCCCAATTTGAGAAACGTCCGATGTGGCCAAAACACGAGCCTGAGCACTTACGTCCAGTGCATCTGCATACTCATTCACGGTTGATCCGTCGCCGAGGTCAAATGTGTTGGTTGTGCCAGCATCAAACGCAGTCGTTACGTCTACTGTGATTTGAAAAATTTGGCTGTTTGCTGGAAGAGTAGCAACAATGGTTTCAGCGCTATCGTCACCGAAAACAACGCTTCCGCTTTGTGCCATGAGTACGAAACCAACATTGGCCTTGTCAGTGCCTACAGTGGTTCCAGTGGTATTTTTGATTGTTCCGGCCTTAATAGGGCCTGAGAAAGTAGTGTTAGCCATGATAAATCTCCTGTCTTGGCAATTGTCAGATAAAACTGTCAGAAAGATCCTGACATCATAGACCTAGATGACGACGAAAAAAAGGGGGCGTAGCCCCCTTTTTTATTGCTTAGTATCTACGCGCCTTGTGAACCGTAGATTCCACGCCAGTCTGACCAACCGAAACTATAACGCTCACGCGCCTTGTAACGGATGTTGCCGGTTGAGAAGTCAGGTTCCATAGAAGTTTCCATCGAAGAACGCTGGAACATCTTGAGACCTTCACCCTGGTCGGTAACGGATGTCAACAGGAAGAAGGCGTCTGGATCGTTCAGGTAATGGTTAACAGTGTAACCACCAGGCAGAACGCCAGTGTTCTTAATCGCGTTGATATCGTTGTCGGCAGTCCCAGATCGCTTGTCCGAATTCAAAATTCGGTCAGCCACGAAAACCAGTTGAGGTGGTACGACTAACTTAGTCGCCTGAACCGAAATGGTCAGTCCTCGGTCGTCAGTGAATGTACTGATATCTATCAGCGCATCTTCCAACGAAGTTTCGTTCAAGTCAGCCATAGTCGCTGCTCGGTTAGCGGCAGTACCGCCACCAGCTAGCGGGTGGATTGTGTTGATCAAAGAAACGCCATCGCCGCCAGTATAAGTACTGGAGAAAGCGTTATTAAGCACATCAGCGCCTTTAACTTCCTTCGTGTTACTCATAGATCGTGCAAGCGCCTTAACGTACCTTTTGCCCAAGCTATCGTAAAGGTTGTCTTCTACGGCTTCCTCGGTAAGCGCAAACGCCAAGGCGATTGTCTCATGAGTGTAGCGTGCAGAATAGCTTTCGCCAGCATTGTCAAAAACAACGCTCTGACCTTCAGTCTTAGTTGGGGCTGAACCAAAGCCGGTGATGAGAACCTCTTCCTCGAAGGCTCTCTGCGAGTCTTCGATTGCGTAAATATCTTCATATTCACGATCGTAGGAGTCATAACTCATGCCGAACAGGGAGTTCAGGCCCGGCTCTAGTTCTTTCGCTAGTTGTGCTCTTGAAATAGCCATTATTTACTCTCCTTATGCTAATCCAGCGCCTTTGACGCCGTAGACATGGTTTTCGATTACGACCAACACGTTTGTATGTGCCGACGCCACATCTGAATTTGTTGGGTCTTCAGAAATATCAATCGCCTTTACTGGCAGCGTCGTAGCTGTTCCGCCGTCAGTTACTTGCAGTTCAGCCCCAGAAACACCAGATAGGGTAGAGCCTGCAGTAGTGTAAACGATATCGAAGTTACCAAACAAATCAGCAATCGGGAAAGCTATCGCGGCCTGAATCTCAAACACGACCATAGGATCATCCACCACAAAAGCGATGAGGTCCGAAGCGTTCGTATTGGCTGGATAGTAGTTCTTGTACACTTGCTCACCAGAGGTGGGGTCTGTGTACTGACAACCATTAAATACACCAACGATAGGCACAGTGCCACCGTCAGCATGAAGGGCAATGTGCCCACCGGTTACCTGAGTAACCATGTCACCTTGAAAAATGCTCGTATCATAATTCGCAGCAATGCGATAGCGACTTTGACCACCAGTATAAGGTGCTCCGCCGATCATCCGAACAGGTTTCATTCCAAAAGCGGCATCTTTATTAGCCATTTTTATCTCCTTGAGACTTAGCGTCTACCAAATGTTACTTGGGAGTCTCGCTGGGGATCATACTTCACATAACGACTGTCGCCACGGCTTTCGTTGAACATTGTGTTATCCAATGCATCGCGAGCCGCCTGATTCTTCGCATTGTAGTATGCGTTGCGTTCGTCAATCGTTTCGTTTGGAATTTTCGCCAACAATAATCCCTCGTTGTATATGACTCCAGCGTGCTTTCCGGCATCCATCGTGGGTAGTTCCCACTCTGGCGGAAGGTCAGAACCGTTAACCAGCTCCCAACCTTCGCGTATCCTTCGGCTTACGTTCGCCCGATCCTCTTGTCCAAGCATTGACTCTCGGATCCACCGATAGGTGTATCCGGGGGGTGCTGGAGGAGTCTCAAGCTTCCTCACTGGTCGCCACGGTCGTCGTCGAGTCTTTTTATCGTGTGTCTCGGAATCACGCGAAGCGCGGGTCTTAGTTACATCTGTCATTATCTTGCCTCCCTTTGAGCAATTTTTTGCTTTTCTGACGCCACACGCTTGAGCCAAGCTTCTTCGCTCATGTTGTGCGGCTTCAAACCACGGAGGCGTTGAAGCTCCGACTGAGTAAATTTAACGCCACGCTTGCTGCCCTGTGTTTGTTGCCGTCCAGCAGAACTGGCGGAAGCGACTCTTTGCACAGCGGGTCTGACTTCCTTTTTTCCGGCTATCGCATCGCCCTGTAATGTCGGGTAGATGCGAAAAACTCTTGTGTCCAATTCATTGTAATACTCTTCGGAGTCTGGTTCAAAC